AGTACCAACGCCAGTATAATCAGGAACTGCGCTTGAAACGACTGTAAAACCAAGGGACGCATCATCAGAAACTGTGACCACTTCGTCGTTTAAGAATACATCTGTAACAACTGAAGCAGAAATGTATCTTATAAGAATGTTGTAAACTTCATTAGTGGGATCGTATTCAGCTGCTCTAACGGTAGCTCGTATACCAGAAGTAGCGCCGACTACAATTTTACCAACTAGATCCTTAATTCTTCCTGCTGAAGGTTGTATAGATATCGCTTTGACATATGAAACGTCTTGTTCAAGATCAAACGCTCCGCCTAAAACGATAGAACCCTCTCTAAAAATATGAGCACCAAATCTTTCGATTTGTTTTTGCAACATAGTTTGCATTTGATTGAGTTCGCGAGCCTGTACAGCGACAGATGGACGAAACAAAATTTTGTAATAGCCCTTATTTTCATCATAATCGTCGTAATATGGAGGAACGTTAAAATTTGCCATACGTATTGATACCTATTAAATTTCGATAGTCAGTTTGAAAACTTCAGTCTGTGTGTCTGAACGATTAACATTATTTATGTTGTCAATGTAAATCGGTTTTAAATCTTTGGTGTATATGTCACCAACTCTATTGATTGTTATCGTTCCTACTATTGAAGTTAAATTAGCGATAGATTCGCCATTAACAAAGTATTTATCACCGGATATGTGAACTTGAGTAGTGTTAGAAAATACAACCGTTCCTCTTGCTCCACTATTTGAACCTATTACAGTTTCACCAACAGTAAACAAATGAGTTGGTGTAATGTTAGCCGTTAAAACTTGGTTAAAGGTGTTGGCGAAATACTTTGCGCCTTTTCCTATTATGCCTGTTGTTGTATTACTTGAAAGAGCATAAGGATTTTTAATTAGACCAATTTTATTATAAAGAACGTTAGCAGTTGGAATATTATCATTTTCAGTATTAGCAAAGTTAAAGGCGGCAGCAAACCCCTTCACTTCAAGTTCAGTCGCTGGATCAAATCCATGCCCGCCAGGAGGAGGAACGATAGCATAAACGTTAGCTCCAGAACCAAAACTACTTTGAATTTTTACATTCGCCCATGAAATATTTGAACCAATGTCAAGTATAACCACATTAGAAATTGAGTTCGACGAATTTACTAAAGAGTATGCTTTTGGATCAACAGTACCATCAGATTCAAATACTACAGCAGGACTAATTAGATAATTAGAAATACCAGGCGATATCGTAGCTGTATCTAAAGGTAAAGAAACAAAAACAAATTTACCACTAGAGTTTGCAACATAATCGGAAATAATACGAAGTTGAGAAGTTGCTTCGATAGAATTATAAATGTAAATTCCATTATTTACATAGTAATTATCAGAAGATGAAGCATCATTTTCAATTTGCACAACTGTAGAATTTTGAACTGATCTAATAGTTCCATTAGTATAAGCAACGTAGCCGCTGCCAGAATTTGAAATCATAACAACTTCGACGCCGCCGTAACTTGACGCAGTGGAAGAAATCGTAGAGTTTGTGTACACAGGAACGTAATTTTCTGAAGAAAATTTAACATAATTCATTTCAGAAATAGAATAGATATATTTCCACTTATAGCCATCGCTTGTTTGAAATGTAGAAACCTGTGTAGGAGTTCCAATAGTTCCAGGATCTACAGTAGAAAATCCGCCATTCGCATTATCAATACACTTATACACATTGTAACTGGCACCTTCAACTATTGGATTTGTTACAACATAGTAGCCGTTATTGGACATCAAAGTGTTTGATGTATTATCATAACGATTATAAACTGTATTTGAAACCCAACTATTTTTGTCAATGACAGGCACAATATCAGCAGCTGTTAACTTTTTTCCAAACAGCATTTGCCAGTCATTAATGAACATTGTCGAATAGTCAGTTTCAACAATAGCTGGAGTTGTTCCAACATAAGCTACAGGATTAGCAGCAAATGCATAATACTGAGAAGTGTTTGAAAACACGTTGTCAATAATTTCATCAATTACTGCTTTTCTGTAGGCGGGAAGTATCTTACCCATAAAATTACTTTCCTATTGCGGTCCAATAAGCAGCAACGCCAGGATTACCAGTGTTTGACGAAGACAAAACTATTGCTGTTGAATTTGACTCAAGAACAAAAACTCCACTAGCGGAGTTTGATACCACAGAAACAGAAAATATATTAGTAAATGCAACACCACCAACAGAAGCAAATGTTGTTACATTACCGCCTGAAATCGAATTAACGCCATTAATATAACCAAATTGATACAACAGACCGTTAGGAAGGCGAGTAAATCCGTTAGCAAAATTACTAGAGCCTACGCTCGAACCTGTAGAGCCAGTGCCTAAAAGCAAAGTGTTAGTAGTTAGATCAGCCGAACCAACAGTTACTCTGCTGCTGTTTGCAACAGCATTTACTGAAGAGTTACCAAGTGAAAGAACACTGCTGTTTACTACCAAATTAGAAGTCGCTGTAGAAACTGCTAGTGTTGATTGTGAAAGCGAAGCATTTACCGTTGCATTACCAACAGCAAAAGCAGTTGTGTTTATAACCGCAGTACCAATAGTAGAGTTACCTAAAACTCCAAGCTGAGTAGCAGTTAAGGTCGAGTTGGCTGTGGTATTACCAATTTTGAAAGTGCTAGAGTTAGCAACTGTGCTAACTGTAGAATTGCTTACTACTAAACCGCCAGTGTTGGAAATAACCGAATTAACGGTTGCATTACCAACGCTTACTGATCCAGTAGCTACATATGACGAATACAGTTCGTCAAAGTTGTCGTTTACCTTATCAAAGGCGTCTCTGATCGGATCGCCAGTACCGTCGTTTGCGGCGGCACCGATATTAATAGTTTGTTTTGCCAAAGTTTTTCTCCTTTAAACGTAATATCTGTTAACTATGATTCTGCCGTTGTCGGCTCTGAAATCGGTTTGCGAAGCATAAAGATACTTTATTGTTCTGCGGTCGTCGGCAGTTACAATTGTATCGTCCGAACTTAAATAATCGCTGAATGGTATACTAGTTGCATCTGCCTTAAATGTAATAGTGTCGGCTTTATACTTTGTTGTTCCTGCAAAAATTTCAATTGTGTTGCCTGAATCAGTCGACCAAGAACTAGAAAATACTTCAGAATCATCAAAAACTAAATTTGCTTTTGAAGATTCATTTAAGAACTTCAAGTACTTTCCGAACAATTCAGAACCAGCAGAATGGAAAGTTTCCTTAATTATGTCTTTGTATTTATTTAAGGTTTGAGCGACTTTTATCTCATATGAGTAATCTTGGTAATAATAGCTGTCTTGGATGTATTTATCAGCATCCAAGAATCCTCTAGTAGTTGAGTAATAACCCGCACCACGACCAATAGAACCTTTGTTTACCTTGGCTAAAATTTCTCTTTGTAAGTCAAACTCAATCAAAGTAGGAATTAATCTAGCACCAACACCATTTGCTGAAGTTACTCTAATTTCGGGCAATTCTTTATAGCCGGAACCGCCGCTTGAAATAACTACTGAATTTATGCCACCTTCTCCATCAACAGTTTCTACATATCCTGAAGCGATTCTTCCGGGATCACCACTGACAAAAAGAAGAGCGTCGTTTGCAACATATCCTAAGCCTCTGCTTGCAACAGTAACCACGTTTGAAACGATAGAATAAGGATAGATCTTAACCTCTTCTTGGTCTACATATCCTTTTCCGGAGTTTAAAGCAACAGCTTCTAGAGCAATATTGCTACCGAAATTAGGGTAAGCGCGAATAATTTCATTTTCGCCTGCAATAGAGCCATTTGATGAAAACACATCAGGCTCATATGGAGCGTACTCAGCTGGTAAAATAGTAGGAGCGACTCTATAAACTGCAGAAATAGAATTGTTTACGCCAGCATCAGCTTTTATTAAATTGCTATCAGAAGTAATCGTGTTGCTGCTTGTAACAAAACCTACGGTTTGCCCCGAAATTGTAGGAGGACCATACAACAAAAGTTCAATGTCGGAAACAACAGTTTTGATTACTGCTAATTCATATGTGTTAGAAATTGAAGCATTTGTTTGAAGAGCAACTACATCGTTATTGGATAGAAAATCTGTAAAGTTCGTGGCGATACCATAAACTGCATTTGAAGTGTTAGCAAACTTAATTGTGCCAGGAAGAGTATTGGACAACAATGTTGATCTAACAAATACTTCGGCAGCAGTTTCGTACGAGTTACCTATCAAAATATCGTCAAGGCTGAATATTGTACCAAAAGTTTCAGAGTTTGTTGTTAACGCTGATCCTAAAGTGGAAGTTAAATTTGCAGCAGGGCTTTTCGGAAATCCATAACTGGTTACATCTAACTGTTTATCGAGATAGTTACAAACTAAGTCAGTATTGTATGTTAAATTTTTAGTAAAAGTTAAAAACCCAATATCAAAAGAAGCGCCTTGTCCAGTATCACCTGTTCTGTACAAAAAGGTTGTTGCTGTATTAGTATAACCAAATCCGCCATCAATCAAGTCAAACACAAGAGAACCGAAACCCGTAAACAACTTGTTTATTTTCAAAATACCGTCTATACCAAAAGATAAAGGAGCGCCAATAGATATAGCGTTTATTTCTTCTTCGCGATTTTTTACCTTTACAATGTCGCCGATAGCATAATTATTACCACTTCTTACAACAGTAACACTGTCAAGAGAACCAAGCAAAGTTGGTGCTAAATTAATAGCTTCTGTATTATCTGCTTCATCTAACAAAACGATTTTTTCGTTTAGGTTGAAATTTTTTCTTTTTGGTAAAATATTAGAAATATAAAGGATATTAATGATGTCGTTGTTATAGTTTTCCTGAACATAATTTTCAACTGTTGCAGTAACCAAGGAAGAAGCACCGATAATCGTTTTACCGATATAATCATTTAGTCTGTCGTTTTTAGTTACTTCAAGATACTTTGGCTCAACCCAAGTACCGTCCGAAACTCTAAGAATATCTTTGCCAGGAAGATAAACTTCTATATCTTCGTTATACAGAAGCTTGAATAAAAGTCGATAACACTGAATAGAACCTTTTGAACGATAAACGTCAAGAATGTGCTTAAGTAAAAATCTTTTATTTGAGATTACATTGAAAGGAATACCATACAAATATTTCTTTTGAAAGAATTCTAAAAATTCTTCCATTGTGTTATCAATGTCTCTATAATCGTAAATTCTACGCGCTTGATAAATGGGGCTTCCATTCGACTCCATCCACTCATAATAAGCTTTCATAAACAATACAAAGTCTGGACCCTCTTCTTGGTAAAAAAAAGGAAACTGATTTTGAACGAAATTAGAAATAAATTTTTCTACTGGAAATTCCATTATTGGATTGTCTCTACAATAGACACGCTTACGTCGCTAGGGTCTATAACAATTATCTTGTTTTGTGAAGCAGCAATATCTTTAAATCTAGATCTAAAATACAAAGAGATATAGTTCGTGTAGTTGGCAACGTTAATGTTGTTTAAAGTAATTTCACCTGTTGCATAATTAATTGAACCTACAGTTTCCACAGGAAATATTTCGTTTTCAGTTGGTGCAAATAAAACTACATTTCCTTGAGCATCGTCTTCAAAAAATGCTAGTTCGTACACCTTACCGTCTGTAGCGTTATAAGTGAAACGAGAAGATATTAACGTAGCGTGTGTTGTTCTTGAATCTATTTCTGAATCGTGGAGTAGCTTGTGTTGTTCATTATTAGAATAGATAGTTGAATCATAGTATAAAACGTTGCCGACTGTGATATTATAAGTCGTTTTTTGATTGAAATTAGGATTAATTCTTTTGATAATTCTAAGTTCTGTGTCGTTGCTTATAATACTAGTATCAGCATTATCAATATCTGAAACCAAACGGCTGTATCTTAAATCATTATCAAATTTTTCAAGATTGTTTCTGCTATATTCAGTAATAGCTGTTAACGCAGCGAGTTTTATTTCTTCAGCCGTTTTTGTTGTTGTGTTTTTATTGTATTGAACTTCTGAAAAAACGCTACAAAATGTGTAGTCTGGATCATTTATTAAAATTCTGTTTGGTAACGCAATATATTCTTGTAGATAATTTGTTATTTCATTTTTGATGTAATTCGGAGCAATAGTTCCTGAGGCTGGCTTCAATGAAACAATTACTCTTCCATAAAGCTTAGGTTCAGTTTCTTGACCACCATAAACTACAACATCAGAAATTTCACCACCAAAGTTGTTTAAGATTAGAGCAGTATAGTCATTTGAAGAAACTGCTCTTTGTTGAGTTGCAAAGTAACGTGGCGCTGCAAATCTAACTGAATCAATCGTTTCTTGCGCTGCGCCGCTAGAAGAAGCCATAACTAAAGTTAAACTAGAAACATCGGTTGTGCCGTTGTTGATTGGACCTAAATCATCTGATAATGTAAATTGTGAAATACCATCCGATTCAATACCACTTGCAACTCTATACGAGATATTAATAGCTGCACCATTGACTGGTTTTCTACCAAACAAATTGTCGCCAAATGTTATTTCATATTGCCCGTTTTGTGTACCTTGGAGGAAATATACATTAGACTGATCATTTAATCCAAATAAAGTTTCTGCTTTTGTAAAGTTTGTATTTGTTGAACCATTGTTTTCAACTACATTGACTGTAATACTGTTTGTATCAACATTTTTATTTGAAATTAAAAAAAGTTGATTTTCTATGCTGTAATCAACGATATATGAGTCGTTTAAATAATCACCATCATAAATTTGTAAATTTGATATTGTATAAACGGAATTAGTTGAAACAAAAACTTTAGCTTCGTCGGTAGTAAATGTAAAACTGCCGTTAGAGTTGACACCTATAAATCTTGTGCCTTTTGGCATCGTAAGCTTACCGTTAATACCAATCGTATTAATAACTAAGCTAACTTCTGCCGCGCTCGAGCGGGTGCTACGAGGAACATAATTTAGCTCTTTAGCATGAGAAATTACAGAATCATATTTTTGAGCTGAATCGAGAAACATCTCGGAAGCAACCATGTTAAGGTAAAATGCATTAAGATACGAGTTATATGACATAATATCAAGAAGAACGTTGATATTAGAACCATCATAATCATAATCCTTAAAAATAGATTGAGTTTTAAGGAACTCTTTAAAATTAGATTTTAGTGTATCAAAATCAATTGAACTTAATGTTAATGAGCTATTAGCCATTTAGCGAACTCTTTTTAGAACGTATTCGAACGTTGTTTCTTCTGGATTATTTATTGTATTAAAAACGATCAATACTTTAATTTCATGCTCGTTTTCGCCGCTAGTAACCTCAACTCCTATTAAATTTACTCTTTTTTCGTTATTTTCTATCGTATTTTGTATATAAAATTCTATATCGCTTAAATCTTCTGGATAGTTGTTTTCAAATAACATTCTGTAAACATCAGAACCAATAAAGGGTTGAAACGGTCTTTCGCCTAAATTAGTTAAAATTAAATTTTTTAAAGATTGAAAAATTGATTTTTCGTTAACAACTCTTGAAAGTTGATCTCCTACCGGAGTTTTAGCGAAACTTGTTACAAAATCAGAAAAATATTCTGTTTTTCTATTAGTTCCGATTAGCGTTTGAGCTCTTGTTAACCTAGCCATTAACCACCTGCAAATACGTTTGATGAACCAGCTGCAACAGAAGTACAACCAGCAATTGCATCACCAATTCTACCAGCACCTTTTCCATTAACAAATACAGTTGAAGAACCAGCTGCGATAGGAGCAGCATGAGGTGGACAGGGAGAACCAGGACGTAAATGAACTGTATTATTGTCCCCTTGTCTAGACCAAGCTCTAGTATTAACGAAAACATTAGGGGAGCCTTGCGCTCTTACCATACCTGAGCAATGCGAAACATCTGCATCACCTATTCTAGTTGCTGCTGGCATTAATAGTAATCCTGTAAAAAGTTATATCCTGCTGATACATCATTATCTACAAATTGAGAAAAAACGAAAGTATTTGACCCTGCGCTATGAGTGACATTTACTGTGTAAGTTCTTGTTATACCTTCAGAAGGGTCTTGATTGACCTCGAATAAATCTTTGTTTGCTGGAACGTCAGAAAACTTGTAAACCACGCTAGGAGTCTGTAGTTTGTCGCTACTTCCTTTTTCTACATATTTTACTTCATCTTGCCCAAACGCTGTTGTGTGCTTGCCGCTTATTACAACAGTAGAAACTCCGTTAGTAACTAAAACCTCGCTATCTACAAACCCCTTTACGCAATTAGCACTGGTTATTACTTCGCCAGCATCAGCAGAAAAAGTAATAGTTTCGGTAAATGTTTGATACCTTTCAACGCTAGTTAGTGCAGAAGCTGGAGAAGCTATTATTGACAATTTTTTTCTTTCTTTAACAATTCTTTTAGTTTTTCATTCCAACTATCAATTTCTTCATGTTGCTCGTGTGTATGAGGGCCATCAGGTATATCGGGAAAAAACTTGATAAGGTTATCAAATTCTTCAGGTATTTCTTCATATTTATTATAAGTTTCTAAAATCCCATTTCTTAATATAACAAATTCGTGAGCCATATATTTTCCTATTAGTTCAAATCAATACGAGGAGAAACCATTTTTATACTTCCGGAAGTGATCTCAATATACGAGCCACCACCGACTTCTAATCTAACTTTAGAAGGTTCAACTGTAACTTTTGACTGATTTCCAACCTGCAATAAAACTTTAACATTACTGTTAGCGATTAAATCGTCAGCAGAAGTCATTAAGTGAAGCTTGCCTTCACTTACTTGTAAGTCAAAATTACCTTTACTAGTATGAATGGCGTAATCGCCTTCTTCAATCATGGTAACTTTATTGCCTTTGACCGCTTCTACCTTATCTTTTTCGTATGCAGAATGACGATGACCGGAAAATTCTTCTGCAACGTCTCCGTCTGTACCATTAAACGTTTTAGATTCTGATCTTGGTCCGACTGTAAATGTATAATAAGAACCTGATATTGAAGAATATTTACTGTTTGTAGCGGCTTCAAAGCTTGATTTACTCGAAACACCTTTGTCGCCCGTAACATTTTCACGAGAAGTAGAATCTACACTAGTGTCTTTATGTCCATCTACTTGTTGAGACGTTCCACCTGCTGTATATCCTCGAATTTCTCCAACATTTAAGTTTGTTACGATTTCTTTTTTATTTTTATCGTATTGCGTAGTTTCATAAGAGCCTGTAGGAGAAACCTTCTGTGTGCTATAATCTTCTGGTTTATCAGGATTAGCATTTTTTTTAAAGCAGCCGCCGAGAATGTCTTGTTCGCCAGTAAGCCAACCCTGTTCTGTAATAATTTCATAATTATCCCAACCGTGCTCACATAATTTTTTGTTAGTATTTACCATGTTTTAACTCGTAATAGTGTTATATAAAGATTTCACATGTTCTGTTGAGTTTACAACAGTTTGTGCAGCGGAAACTGCACTAGAAACAGAAGAAATAGAGCTTACAGCACCAACAGCTCCGGAAACAGCTCCTACTGCACCTGATACTGCACCAACAGCTCCGGAAACAGCTCCTACGGAAGAAAGTAAACCTGCTGCAGCAGATAAAGGTTTTGCTGCTTCTCTTGCCTTATCTTTTGCTTGTCTTAATTGACCAATGTTTTTCATGAAAGATTCATGAGATTTTTTAATACCACCTTGGTTTAACACAGAAATAGGCAATTGAAGAGATTGTTGCAAGTTAGCTATTTTTCCAGCATATCCTGCTAATTGCATCAATACGCTCATTAATTGCTTTGAAGAGTTTTTGCCACCTGTTTTTTCAGCAGTATTATTTTCTATTTGGGATTCTTGACTCAACAAAAGATCATTTAATTCTGGGGCAGTCAAATTATTTTCTATCACAAAAGGCTCTAAAGCTATGGCCAACTCTTTTTCAGCATCAGAATAAACCTCTTCGCTAGAAGAAGTATAATATGGATCGCCTATTGTTCTTTCTGTGAAAACAATATCAGAACCATCTTGAGAAATCCATTCGATATATCCTGGATACGGATCGTTTTCTTTTGTATAATATTGCTGAACGTATAAATCTGGAACATCAGTTACTATTGGTGATGGTGCATCTCCAATCGTTGTTACTGTCTCATAAGTTGTTTCTGGAATATTTCCCTCACCATAGGTCAAATAATTTTTGTAGAGGTTTGCCAATGCGTTTTTAACAACAGATTGATAACCTTTGTCTATGAGCTTGACACCGTCATTTTGCAGCGCATTGTTGAAAACTAGAGTCAGATATTCAAATGTATACTTGTTAGACAATATAGCTAACGCACCAGACAAAGCATCCTCGACAGTTTGTTTTCTAGTAGATTCAGATGCACCACCAGCGGCGGCAGCAATTTGCCCTAACATCTGATACATTTTCGGAGCTATAGATGACAAACCTTTAGGGTCTACTGCAGCCATAGCAGCAGGTAAATCTTTTAATCCTTTTTTAGCGTCCGCAGTTGTTGGCTTGTCTCTATTTGGTGCATTAGGAACTGCATTACCTTCATAATTTGGCTTGCCATCTTTTTTTGGTTTAGGAATGTTGGCAAATGGAGGATAATCGACAATTCTGCCTTCTTTAGTTAAAGAATAATTAAATGATATTCCAGCATCTAATTCATCTATTTTTTCTTTGATAAAAGCCATTATTTCAAACCTTTACTCGAACTGGATTATCTGGACCAGCTTTTGCTTTGTCTATTTTACCACCAGTTTGGCGATCTGATTTTTTTGAAATACCATCTTCGTCAGGCAATTCTGCTCTACCCAAACAACCCAATATAATCGGATATTGTTCGGCTTCATCATCGTCCAAATAAGTGCACAATACTCTTGAGCCTGGAATCATTCCGGCAGGTATAATTCCAACTCCTGCAGTTGCAGCAGAAGTTATTGGATGTAAAGGGGTTGCCCATTTTAGGTGTTCATCTTTAATATTTTGTTCATCATTGGCATACATGTAAGGTCTAATTCTACAACATCCAGAATTACTAGGATCTTTATGCGGTCCTTCTCTAACTTCCGCAACAAATAATTTTTTCATTAAGCAGTACCTCCACTAGATTCTTTAAACGAAGCCTTTACCAATTTTAATACTTGTGTATACCTAGGAGATTGACCCATAGGTCTTATAACATGTCTTATTCCTACAACCATACATTTACCAGAAAATTGAGATTCTCCTTTACCAAATCCAGTAACTCCATCAGCTCTTTCAGGAATCATAAAATTAACCATAGAACCCATCGTTATGTCTGGATTTCCAATAACTTCGCATTCGGCATAGTTTTGACCGAGAGTGGCTAAAAATTCTGCTCTATTAGCTTTAGCTTCGGCAGATCTAATAGGTTCTGGTTGATTTAGTTTACTATACACAGTTCTTTGTGGAACAACCTTATGGTGTTTAGTTTTTTCGGAATAAATTTCTTTATCAGGTAAATCAAATTTATTTTCTTTAGATGGAACAGAAGTTGTTTGATGAGTAGCCAAATTAAACGACTCTTCCGAAGAAACTGTAGCATGTCTTATCGGAGACAAAAAATTACTACCAACATTAAACCACAAACAAGAATTTTTCTTATCTTGTTCTGATGCGCTATCTAAAACAGTTGATAATTTGATTGTAGCAACTGGAGATTGTTTGAATCGTTTTTCAAAAGTTGTAATTTTATACTCAGAATTTCCGTTTTTTTGTTCTTGAAATATACAAAAAGTAGAAGATTTTGATTTACTAGCAACTTGTTCGTTAGTAAGTTTTTCAAGTTCATCTAAAGGCAAAGATTTACCAGAAATCCATCTTACCTTTTTTTCCGATTCTTCTTCTGTAGTTACTGGCAGCTTAGTTTTATAATTTTCCTGTAGTATTTGCTTACAAATATTAGTTGGTTTATCTTCCCAACTTTTTTCTACATAGTTGCCCTGAGCGTTTAATAATTCAGCAGAAACGCATTTGATATCATATTGTGTATTATGAGCAGAACCTTTTTTTTCTTGAGAATAATCGCTTACGCCCGCGCCCTCAAATTGTTTAAACTTAAAACCTACTATTTTTCCATCGTCGTTTGTAAACTTTATAGAAACGTTTTGATCATAAGATCCGTTTATATTAAATCTACTTCTAGCATTAGAACCATCCACAACTTTTATATTACAAGAAGGTCCATAAGTATTTAAACTTTCAACTATATCAATTCTATCAAAAGAAGCAACGGAAGGATCGTTTAAATCCATATCCCCCACTTTACATTCTATCATTCTTATATCACCAATAGCCATTAATTATTCTCCAATAATACTCTCAAGTTATCGACTGCTGTAAATGCGTTATTTTTATCCATAACTCTTATAGATTTATTAAACTCGTTTTTTTCAACTTCATACTCGTAATAAGTTATAGGTTTCCAATATACAATTTCATCTTCAGGTAAATTATTAGCTAGAGCCGAAATTGAAGTAACAACACTATTTGCTTTACTTTCAACTCCGTAAATATAACTATTTTGATTTAAAGATACATCTTCGTTGGTGTAAAAGGTTCCTGAAACATGTTGAATATACAAGTAATTATTTGTCGAAAAAACTACTTGTCCTTTTCCTATTTCATTCCCTTGTAGTCGTATATTACAAATTTCATTTTTAACATAGTTGTTATTGCTGACACCATAAGAAATTATTTTATTAGTATTGATTGACCAATCAATTTCTTTTCTTACATAATTTATAATTTTATTACCATTTAGATACTCAGGATTCCAATACTTTTTTCTATTTTCTGATAAAGAATCATAGGCGCTAACTGAAATAGGATCTTGATTTTCCCAATCGTTTCTATAATATTTTATTTTTTGTTGAGCATCAACTATTGATCCGTATTTTTTTTCTATAAGATTGTTTAATTCATCGTTAGACAAATACCATTCGTAATAAGGATCTGTAATATTATTCGACAAATACAAAATCCAACTTTTATAAGAATCATCGTAATAACGATTAGAAAATTGATCTGCTCTTTCTGAACCAGATAAATCAAATGGATAAAAGATATAAGGATTTTTAGAAACTCTATCTAGTAAAGTTACTCTTTTCGTTATATCAACTACAATATTGTTAGAATATGTAATTAACGGAAATTTGTCAAAATACTTATCTTGCGACATTACTTTATTTCTTCCCTAAACCAGAACTGCATTTCCTTCAGGTTAAGCGTCAAACCTACAACAGTTGGCGCACCATTTTTGAAAAATGAAGGAGTTGGCGTTCCATTGTATGTAACTTGAACAGAAGTTATAACACAAGGTTTAAAATATATACTACCGAACAAATCATCTGGATACATTCTTATCAAAGCTACGTTAGGATAGCCCATTAAGAAAACTGTTTCGTAGGTTGGCGAAGCTGCTCTTTTACAAATTCTTACTATTTCTTTTACTGTTTTAGATTCTTTTTCATTAACAGGAGCTAAAACCCAACTTAAAGAAAATTCTCTGTATTCAGGTCTCTGAAACGCCAAAAACATCAAAGGATTTAAAGCACTTCCGCTTAATATACCGCCTAATTGCGCAGTTAATCCTAATGCAGAAGATGCTGTTTTTCCTGCGGCTCCTTCAACCAAACTCATAGCACCACCAATTAAAGAATCCGTAAAAGAAACTGTACCCCAATGTAATAACATTGTGTCGTTCAGTTTTAATGGTATAGGAAGTTTTATTCCGCCATTAGGAGTATAATATGTTTTACTTAATTGATAAGATGGAGAATATTTAACAAACTGTATATTCGTGTAAAAGTTTCTTTTGTCCGCAATCAAATCGGAAGGAAATGTTAGCCTATCATTTCTTGAATCCGGGTTTGGTAAAGCCGGAGGAAAACTTGGTGCTCTTGTGTTAGTTGGATACAGAGGCATGCACGTACCTTATTGATTAATAAATATCGTTATTAGATATTATTTATAGCGAAAAAAACAATATGGCAACACAAGGTTTCTTCAAACCTAAAAATCCTCAAAAATACAAAGGGGATCCGACTAACATAGTTTATCGGTCCGGATGGGAACTAAAACTTATGTTGTATTTAGATTCTAAAAAAGATGTTGTAAGTTGGGGTTCAGAAGAGTTAATAATACCATACAGATCTCCGATAGATGGAAAAATACACAGATATTTTCCAGATTTTATCGTTACCAAAATAAATAGTGAAGGTAAAAAAGAAACTGTTGTAATTGAAGTAAAACCCTTGGCGCAAACTATTCCACCGAAACCAAAAAACAAACCTTCTAAAAAATATCTAACTGAAGTTGCTAATTGGGGAAAAAATGATGCTAAATGGAAAGCTGCTAAACAATACTGTTCTGATAGAGGTTGGACGTTTCATATTTTTACAGAAAAAGAACTAGGAATCAAGTAATGATCGGTCAACAAGACGAATTTATACAAATATTAAAAAGTTCTGCTAGTTATCTTGCAGAAGCTGCTAAAGATGCTTTAAAGTGGTTTAAAGATAAAGTATCGGATATTATCAAAGGCGCTAAAAAAGCAACAGAAAAAATATTTTCGAAGTCAAGTAGACCTGAAATTGGTAAAATGTACCTATATTTTTACGATGCTAAACACAAAAATATTTTACCGTATTTTGATATGTATCCTCTAGTGTTTCCTATAGAATTTTATGGAGACGGATTTTTAGGATTAAATCTACACTATTTGCCCCCTTTAGCCAGAGCAAGTTTGTTAAGTAGTTTAAAACAACTATTGAACAACGACAAATACGACAGTACGTCAAAATTAAATATATCCTACAGGTTGTTGAAAGCCCAAGCAGCTCAATTCGCTGGTTTTGAAAATTGTGTAAAAAGGTATCTTTTTTCGTATATGAGAAGTTCGTTTAATGAAATTGACATAAACGATTGGGATAAAACCGTACTATTACCGCTTCAAAGATGGAGCATCAATCCTAATAGAGCCTATGCTGGCAGACCACCTTACTAAGGAATAAAATGGCGTTCAACATACAAAATTTTAAAGAAAATTTAAACAACTACGGGTACATCAAAAATAACAAATTTGAAGTATTTGTTCAGCCTCCTAGGTTTATGGCTAATAGAACATTAAGAGTTAATAATAGAGAAGTCGCTATTAAAGATCTAAATGAGTTGCTTAGATTTAGAATAGAACAAGTTAGAATACCAGGAGCGAATTTACTTTCAACAGATATTGTTAGATACGGTGTAGGTATTTCCGAAAAAACTCCGTATAACGCACAACTTTATGATAATACATTTTCTATACTACTTGATAGAAATACAGATCTTTTTGATTTTTGGTATAACTGGATTAATGGTATTTTTAATTTTAATGGGCTAGAACCAAACGGTAATAATATATTTGCCGGAGAAAGAATACCAACTTATACTGTAGAATACAAAGACGAATACGCAACAACTATGATGATCGTTTTATATAACGATGCTAAAGAAATAGTAAGAACAGTTAATCTATATCGAGCTTTTCCAACTTCAATAGGTCAAATACCTTTAGGTTGGAACGACAATCAAGATCTAATAAGAATAGCAGTTTCTATAACTTTTTCAAATTACTCGTTCGTTGGATCAAAGATCGCTACAAATTCGCCTACACAGTTAGAATCAGCTTAATTTTTGAGGTTTATAATGAATAAATTGCCTACAATAGATCATCCTATCTTTAGTATTAACGTTCCTTCTCTAAAAAAAGAGTATAAATTTAGACCTTTTTTGGTAAAAGAAGAAAAAATATTGTTAATGGCTAAAGAAAGTAAGTCTGAAACAGATATTTTCGTTGCAATTAAGCAAATTGTACAAAATTGTTGTTTGGATAAGAAATTAGTCGTAGATAAGTTGTCTATTTTTGATTTAGAATACATTTTTTTAAAATTGAGAAGTATTTCGATAGATAATATCGTAAAAATAACATTTAAAGACTTTGAAGACTCAAAAATTTACGATTTTGAAGTAGATATTGAGGAAATTAAAGTCGTTTTTTCTGAAAAAGCTAATAATAATATCAAAATTAACAGTCAATCTGGTATTATTATGAATTATCCTTCAGCTTCGTTGTATTCGGATAAAGATTTTTTGAGTTTAAAAAAGGATCACCTGTTCGAACTGATTGTAAGATGTGTTGATAAAATTTATAGTGGTGAAGAAGTATATGAAGCTAAAAATTTCGCCAAAAAAGACATAGAAACGTTTTTAGAAAACCTAAGTGTTAAGGTTTTTGAACAAGTTCAATCATTTTTACTATCAACTCCAAAGTTGGAACATACAATAAAGTATAAAAATAGTTTAGGAAATGATAGAGAAATAGTTTTGAACAAACTTAGCGATTTTTTTTCCTTGCGCTGAGTCACAATACCTTAAAGAATTACTACCAAGTAATTTTTTCTTTGGCTCAGCACCATAAATACTCAATAACTGAAATTGAAAATCTTATACCGTTTGAAAGAGATGTATATGTAAACTTGTTACTACAGTTTTTAGAAGAAGTAGAAAAACAAAAAAAGAATAGCGTGTAATGGAAGAAGAAGTTTTACAACAAATAGTTTATAGCATTCAATCTGGTATGAGTAGTATCAGCGAAGAAAGCCGAGAATTTAGAATGGAAGCTGAAAAACAAAACTATTCCATTACGAAATTTATGGAAGATTTGTCTAGTAAGTTTTTTGTAACTCAAAACAGACAACAGTCAAGCATGAATGAAAGTTTGAATGAAGTCGAAAGACAATCTAACGCCACCAATCAAAATTTAAACGAACTTGAAGCTGCTTTTCAAGAAAGCGTATCTGTGCAAAATCAAATGGTATTTCAGCTTAAAGATATTGCTAACAGCATGGGTTCATTAGTTCAACTATTTCAACAAGCTTCTGGCCAAAGTTCTTTCAGTTTTGGAAATATGGCTGGTGCAGGTTTAGGCATGCTCGGAGGAGCGGCTGCAACTGCTGGTATAGGAGCTGGATTAATGAGCTTAGTCCAAGCAGGAAGCGCCGGAGCTGAACAAATAGGAGGCGGCGGAAATGGTGATGGATCCTTATACAGCGGCGAACCAATATCCGGATCTACTGAAGAAATTTTAAAAACTATAAGAACTTTAGAGTCAAATGGCGATTACACAACTCCTAACAAAGCTGGAGCAAGTTCGGCTTCAGGAGCATATCAGTTTATTGATAGCACTTGGCAAAACTTAACTCAAAAGTATAATATAGGAACAGATTTTAAAAGAGCTATGAATGCTCCGCCTGAAATACAGGACGCTGTCGCAGCAAAATATGTTGAAGAAATATTATCTCAAAATAATAATGATGTCTCAAAGGTTCCTTTAGTTTGGTTTACCGGAAACCCTCAAGGTAAAATTAGCGAAGAAGCTCAATCTCGTAATCCAACTATTAATCCAGCAGGTTATCAAAAGAAATGGTTGGATATTTTCAATTCAAATTCTGGTCAGGGAAACCAAGAAAATTCTTCACAAGTAACTCCAGTAGAAGCTGATTCGGACGATAAAAATCAAGTGTCGAATAGCATGGGTTCTTTAGACGGCTCCGGTCAATTAAAAGATCGTAAAGGATTTATTATTCATCATACTGGCGGGCGAGGAGATGTTGGTGGAGTTATAGACACGCTTAATCAAAGAGGTCTTTCGGTTCAATTTGTAATTGATAGAGAAGGTAATATACATCAGTTATTGCCTTCCGGTGCTAAAGGAAGTCATATAAAGAAGGGGCAGGGCGTAGGACAAGGGTTGTCAAACAGCAACACAGAAGGCGTAGAAATAATAGCTAAAAACGACTCCGATGTTTTACCTGTTCAAGTAGAAGCAGCAAAAAGATTAGCTGCTCAACTTGGTTATGCGCCAAATCAGGTTTACGGTCATGGTGAAATAAACCCACACAAACAAAAAACAGAAGGCTCAACCGCAGTTTCCGCTATTAGAGGTGGTCAAGCTCCAGCTAATCCAGCTGAAAGTGGAAGCGCCACAGGATCAACTGGTTTGAGCGGAGAAAGTGGTAGTAGTACAGCAGGTGGAGGAAATATGAATCCGTTTGCAGGTTCACCATTTGAAGGAATGGTTTCCGGATTAGCTGGTGCTCTATCAACATTAACTGGATTTGGAGAAGCCGGAGCTGGATTTTTGAGCGGCGGTGGTATGTTAGGTTCAATGGTTGGCGGCTTAGGTAGTATTTTACCTAGTTTAGTTTCTAGTTTAGACTCTATGAATAATAAAGAGTATATTGAAAAAGAAACTCCTAGTTTAGCTAACAAAAAATTACAAACTAAAAATGAAACAAAGTCAGATGCAACTATGATAAATGCTTCAAAAGAAGATCCTAGAGTAACTTCTTTATCAAATTCATTGTCAATGGAAAAAACAATAGCAGAACTTAATAATCAGGTTCCTGTTAAAGAAACAAGAATTGAAAATAATATTCAAAGACAACCATCAATGACTACAGCTGATCATAATATCTTTAGTCCAACGCCAAGTTCTTCTCTTTCTTGGGTCGATCAATTAGCAGGAAGAGTAGCATATAAAGGATTAAAGATAGGCGGCGTATATACATAAAAAAAGGGGAGATTTTAATCTCCCCTTTCACATTCGAATACTGTTAGTATTTATTACCCATTAGCAAGATTCTTAAAAAATTCCAATGACTCATCATCGTCATCGTCGTTAATTTCTTCAACCTTCTTAGCAGGAATAGACTTTTGCTTAGGAGCAACTTCTTCATCATTCCAAGGAAGATCTTGGTCTTCCACCTTTTTAGCAACATTCGCGCGAACGCCCGCGATGTCTTCACCAAGAACCTTCATAAGCTTCGCCTGAAGTTCATCATAGCTCTTGAAGTTGCTGGCATCAAGGAATGCTGAGAGCGAATGCTCCTTCTTCCAAACAGCCTCAAGCTTAGAGTCATCGGCATCGAGCGGACCCTGCCTATCGAACTCAGACTTGTCGTAGTTACGATAACCCTCAACATTACGAATCTTCAGCTTGAAGTTAGCACCCGCCCAAAGGTCAAACGGATTAACTGCTTCTTCGTCAGCGAACTGAGGGTTCATAGCCTCATTAAGCTTATCGAAAATCTTCTTACCGAACTTGTAAAGGAACACCTTACCTTCATTGTCAGGATTACCTGAATCCTGCACAACATAGATGTTAGAAACGAAGTGGAGACGACGCTTTTGCTTACGAGCAATTTCCTTATTGGATTCAACGCCGCTGTTCCAAAGCTTCGAGTTGTACTCAGAAACCGGATCATTCTTGCCTAGAGTTGTAAGGGAATTTTCGATGTACCATCCACCCGGACCCTGAAAACCATGGTCGAAGATACGAACAAAAGGAACGTCTTCATTTGGGGGAGCAGGAAGGAAGCGAATTACGGCGTAACCGTTACCAGCCTTATCGACTGTGGGTGTCCAGAAACGATCATCAGCGCCACCCTTGCTTTCGTTGCCAGCAATACTAGCCAGCTTCTTATTGAGAGATTCAAGTGCTGACTTACCAGAAGTGGACTTGAGCTTAGAAAAATCTACCATATGTATCTCCGTATGTTTTGTATTGCAATGTATGTTTCGTATTGGCTTTTATCAGCCGCAACATTATTTAGTATACTACCATCAGCTAAAAAAGTCAATGACAATATTTTTCACTTTTTCTTTATCGTACTTAATAAATGGCGTATATTTCTCAATCTTCAACTTAACTTCTTGATAGACTAAATCATACTCCATTTTAGAATCCCAATGCTTCTTTGCCTTTGTTAGGTGTAGAAGGATGCAAAGAGTTTCTAAGCTTACATATCCGCCCAGATATAATTTTAAAAGACAAGGATGATCTGAACCATGACTCGTAAAATTCAAATTAAAATCGGGGACAAGATACTGAAGTTCGTTTTTCAGCACATATGTTAAAGACTGATTACGCTTGAGCCAGTCTTTGTAAACACGTTCAGCATCATCGCTGTACGCCAATTCCTTGATCCAAGCCTTATCGTTCTTGGAAAGGTTAGCTACAAGAAAGTTATGAACGTCTGGATGTTTGGCAAGCTTTTGAAAAAATAATTTGTCTTTACGCTGGTCAAAGGAAGTTGAGTTGACCTTGAGCTTACCGTTGTATCTAAAGTAATCGTAGTTCGGGCTACTAAAATGATTCTTCAAAGCCAGATACTCTTTGTAACATTCAAACGCTGACATCATTTATTTCTTTGCTTAAATTTTTCATACAATGCTTTATCTTTAGCGTAAGCTTCTATTTCCCAAGGTCTTTTGCGATACTGTGTTTTGTTTAAACACACCACTTTTCCAAGCCACTTTACGTTATTACGATATTGATCGTCTTGCAACTCTTTTCTAGCATATTGCTTGACGTGCACCATTTCGTGCGCGAGAGTAATCAACATCATTCTTTTTTTTAATGTTTTGTTTACTATTACAATAAAATTTCGATGAACTGGACCATCGTCATTCCAGTCACATATTGCAAAATATGGACTTGGTAATTCTTCAAACACTAATTGTAAGCTTATATTTTTTGAAAGTCTTTTACCTAATAATTCATTCGCATAAAACTGAAGAGATTCTTTACATAAAGATCTAGGCACATTATCAGGTTTTCCTTTTGAACGTATTTTCATACGAAATCTCTTCATAAACTTCATATATTTAGATAGGAAGTTTGGCTCCTCTCTTAAGGATATTTAGATTTTCTGCTTCGGCTTTAATTTTCATTTTCATAGAAGAGTCTTTTTTAATCCAATATGCTGCAACTTCTACTTCTAAGTTATTACGTTCGCACCACATAACAACTGCGTCGATATATTCTATGTTTTTTTCTTTACATAAAACTTCTATTTCTTCTACAAAATTATTATGAGCTATCATTTTTATCTTTAATTTCTATGCCTTGAATAAGGTCCATACCAACTGATACAAGCTTGTTTGTAACATAACACAACCCAAATATGGCTATTAAATTTAATGTAGGAGGAAAGTTGGATAAAACCGTTACCGCATAAGCGGCAAACATCGCTATTACAATTAACAAAACACCGATAGGAATATCTTTAACGATTTTAGTTTTCAATCAATCCTCCAAAAGTGGTAGGCGTGCAAGGATTCGAACCCTGTCGAGAACACCGATCTAGTGCTAAAGCGAGTATAAGCCGCTCTTGTGTACCAACACCCACGCCTATTAACTTTTAATCCTTGGCAGGACCAAACATAAATCCCTTACGCGGATCGCCCCACTCAGTTTCCGCGCGCACGCGAACGTATCTCGCGCGAGTATCAGAAGTATTACCATTGGGAACACTGATCCAGGGATTACGCCCCTGAAGCCAAGCCTTCTGCTTGATCGTCCAACGCTCAACAGGCGTACGATCACGCTTGACTGCCTTGGCTGTGTCCTTAGAAATAGAGCGACGCTCGCCCTTAGAAACGTACTTGGTCTTAGTCTTAGTTCCGCTCACTATTACTCTCCTGCATTATAAATGGCGACCACGGAGGGATTCGAACCCCCATTTGCAACTCCAGTTACGTGTAAACGGGTAGAAGCCGTCCTCGGTTACGTGGCCTTATTATTCATTGTACCCTGACACCGATTTAATGTCAAGCGAAATTGGTGGTGGGTTTCTGTTTCCAAGTACCCACCGAACTCATGTTAGGCTGCTAGAGCCAAACGAGGTGCAAAGTTATCGTTTGCATTTAGAGTTTTGCGCTTAACGTAGTCGCCTACGATTATCTCCAGTCAACTATTCTACACTCAGTCGATCCTAATTTCTGGCCCATCATAAAGAAACATTTTTGAAGGATTTGGAAGTGGAACTTTTTAACCTTCCTCTTTTCCATCCTTCAGGGAAATCCTCTAAAGAAAATTGCCCTTCTGAAACGCCATCGTTAAACCAAAATCTCTTAGTTCGAACTTTTCGACCATCAACGTCTTGGGAATAACCACTCAACCATTTGTGGTAAGGAAGTTTTGGATCCTTGCCTGGTATAGCTCTTCTAGCGTTAACTATCGCAGCACCCTTTCTAGCTCCTTTTGTAATAGCTATGAAGGTGCATTCATCTGAAGTAAGCAGACCTAACAAGCCTTTCCAAGCCACTAAATCTTGCCAATGACCATGCAGTTCGTATAGTTTCCTATGTTCTTCTGCGTGTTCTTCAATAGAAAGTTCTACTATATTTTCAGGTTCGTCGCTCCCACCCATATGTTTAGGAATGACATGATGTTTATGTTTCAATATTTTCCTCCGTCGATACCTATTATTTAGGATCGACGGAGGCTTAACATTTCTTTATGGTGGACCAGCGGGGTACTGCCCCCCGGTCCTCAGTGTTTTTCGTTTTCCTTCAACGATAATATTTTCGGCCATTTCAGATGAGCTTCAGCATATGCTTTACCCATTGTAGCAATGTCAACAAGAATCGTGACCTTTACTCCGGTATCAGCTATGATAAACTCTTCTAATTTGGTCAACTTCATTAGTAACGTTCAACCCAATAACACTTCTTTACTGGACGACGTACTAGATTTCCCATCGAGTCGTAATAACGTCTGTATTTGGTTACACACTCGCGAACCATGTAAGGTTCTTCATATTCGTATACACGAACAGGGTGAGAGTGACGAGGTTTTTCTAATACCTCACCAAGGATAAGTCCGCCTACAACTCCACCAAGAATGCCAATAGCAACTTCTTCGGAGTTATCAGCCTTTGCTGAAGAAACAAACAAAGCCGAAACAATTAGAAGAGAAACTGTTATAGCAACAATTTTATTGAGCAATTTATCATCCTTTCATTATAATATTATACTATATATTTAGGCGGAAGTCAACTTTCTAGAAGCCTCATCTCTAACTTTTTCTTCAGGGTCATTTTGAGCCATATTCATTCTAATATCTTCTGGTGTGTTTTTGTGTCCAGCAACGGCCATTCTAACAACATGACTTGGGTCGTTTGCCATATTAGTTAGATGCTCTGGTTGTATATGGTTACTGATAGTAGACAAAGCTCTAACAGTGTGATCTGGATCTTGATGTAAAGCTTCGATGTGCGCAGGAGTTGTGTGGCGAGATAAAACCGAAACTGCTCTAACCATAGGATGTTCGTCTTTAATCGCCATAGAATGAGCTTCTTTTGTTAACTTATCAAGCATAACTGTAGCTTGACGAACTTCTGGATTAGGATGAGACATTGCATAAATTTGATCATGGGCGTCTAATTTCCATTCTGCCATTTGTCTAGCAAAATAAGAAACATCATAACTAGAATCGCCCAATGCGTTTATAACATGTTGTTTTGTTATTAAATCATGTCTATCAGAAGCTAAAGCTTTATAACGAACTTTAGGATCAGGATGATTTGCACCCATATCAATATGTTTTTGTGTTGCATTAGGATGACGGAACACTGTTTCCATCAATTCTGGTTCGTTACCATTTTTAACAATATTTGTTAGTGTATTATCTGATATATTTTGATTTCTTAAAGCGTGTTTTCTGATATACAGTTGTTCTTCAGGATCGTTTGCCACTTTATCCAATGTTTCAGATTTTGCATTTTTATTACTCAAAGCAGAAAGTTTGAGGTTATCATCTTGTGAATTTAATATTAACTTATCCAAAGCATCTGGTGTGGCTTTAGTGTGTCTTGCTGCTAATTCTTTCAACTCGCTTTCTGCACTATACCACTCAGGTCTATTTGTAGACGAATTCAAAACTGTATCTATATGGCCTGAATTAATTTTTGGACTTTTTTGTAAAACATCCAATTTATCGTTTGGGTGTATTGTATCGTTACTTAAGTAATCTGATATAGTTTTAGGGCTAGTTTTTGCATGAGAAACAGCAGCAGAAATCATACCCTGACTGGAATTTTCGCCGTTTACAATTTTACTCAAATGATCTTTTGTAATATTTGGATTACTTTTTATCATTGTCTGTTTTAGTTGAGAATCTATGGTAGGATTTTCTAAAACAGCATCAATATGCGGAGAAGTGAAGTTTTTATGTTGAATCGCTTTTTTCTTTAAAATACTATCTCTGTAATGAGGGCTTCTCACAATTTCATTCAACGTGTTTATCGAAACGTTATTATGTGCTAAAGCATCTGATCTGATATCATCATTTCTGTCCATTATTACGTGGTGTAATGTTTCGGCAGGAATGTTTTGATTTTGTAAAACATTGTATCTAGTATAGTCATCCTCTTGTTTATTCATAAGCACATCTTGTACTCTGCTTTGCGGCAATTTTGGATTTTGCAATGCTGCGTGTTTAAGATCTTCGCTTTTACTGTAAGAAGCCTTTAAAACTTGTTCTGGCGTTGATAATTTATGCTGTATAGCTGATATTTTAGGATAGTAAGACCAAGCACTGGTGTCATCAGAGTTTAACACCTTACTTAGGTGTTCCGGTGTAATTTTTTCAGGATGATCATCAAAAGCACTACCAACCTGTCTAGGGTCTGAACTGTTTATAGCTTTTTCAAAAGGCATAACAGTAGATTTACCGTCATCATTATAAACATCTTGGTTTTTTATGTATGTGGTATTTTCCTTCATAGGAAAATTTTGATTAGTCCAATTTCTAATAGTGTTTTTAAAAGAACTAACTATTCCTGAATCAACACCCGAAGCAGCATTATCGAAATCTCCACCTTTACCAATACCATAAACATTAGATTCTGGTCTTAAAATTGTATGTTTATTTTGTGTAGATTGAAAAATTGGATGAGCATATGGATCATTTGAATCTTGAATTTCGTCATCAGAATGAAATGGCTTTAATGCAATTCTAGCCATAGGTTTTTTAATATCATTATCTTCGGGTCGAACCAAATAAGCTACATGCGTTCCGTTGGCAATATCATGTCGAAGATAATGTTGATTGATACCACCTCCGCCATTTGGTCCCCCCATTTCCATACAAGAACGCCAACCACGATCAGTAGACATACCTGCTACATCATGAGGATGTCTAGAAATGATAATTTTAGGCTGCGCTACAGAAGAAGCAGCTCTCTGAGGATCATTCATAAATGCGTTTGTAATATCAGCAGGAGCTTTAGTTTTGTTTAATATTTTACCAATGCTTACCGAACGACCGTATTTGTCTGTAGCAAATCCGCCTTTATAATCATTGATAGAATATCCATTATCTTCTAAATGTTTTTGGACGCCCGGATGAGGAACTACAGGCGTTTCTTCCATTTTTAATGGAATTTCTATTCTGTCCTGACCTTTAGGGAACACATGATTAGAAAGAGCTCTTGCAGCAGAACCGTCTCCCCAATTATCTACTGTATTTTTTTGTTCTTGAGTTAGCTCTTCAGATAATAAAAGATCAACATATCCAAACTTTAAATCTGTTTCTTTTAAAAAAGTTTTGAAACTAAACATAAAAATCCCCTAAAAACACATTTTTCGAATATTTATATGATTTTAAGGGTTAAAGTTAGGTTAAACTTCCCAGCCTTTAGATTCAGCATCGCTCATGTCATATGCACCACCTTTTCGTGGCACCTGAATAAAACCTTCAGGCTTACCATCATCTCCTACAATAGCGGCTGTTAGATGGCCGCCGAACACGCAAGCTGTATCAACATTTATGCGATCTGCTACTTGTTCAATCTTACCTAGTCTCGGTGTATGACCGTGATAGAAATGCTTGCCTAGATTTGCATCTTGCCAATCTTGATAACGATACCAAAGCAGAAATGTATCTGGTTGATCATCCATAGTTAAACCTGGATGCACACCAGCATGAGCCACAATGATAGTATCATCCTCATAATACTTTGGTAGAGAACGCATCCATTCTAGCACATCTTCAGGCATTTGTAAAGTGTTATAACTGCGGAGTGTTTCAGCAGCATACATCAACTCACCAGACATAATCATGTCCTCATGATTACCCATGAGTGCAATACAACCTTCTTTTTCAAGGAGTCGAATTTGATCTACAACTTTCTTGGAATCTGGTCCACGATCAACATAGTCACCAACAAAGATTATCTTATATTGATTACCATCAGCATGTTTATGGATCATATCCAACAACGCACACAGTTCCACGTAACAACCATGCACATCACCAATCACATATCTTTTCATACAACAACTTTCATCAAAATAGTATTTTCATTAATACGATATGCCAAAGGCGCATCGTTCTTAAGTTCTTCCATCAGCTTACGCAGTACAATTTTACCGCCGTTTAACACCTTATCAATATAAACTTCCGGCTTGCGTCCAGTACGCTTTGTTGTAGAAGTTGCTTCATCATAATTGGTGATGCTGGTTCCTTTCACCTGCAATCCGCCGCGATCAAGTGCTCGGAAAACCGTAAGTGTTTTATACTTTGTATTAAACGTCCAAAGTTCTTGAGAACCGATAACCTTTTCAGGATTAATTGAAGCAATCTTGTAGTTGTTATCTTCCTTTTGATATTTGAAGTTCTTTAGCTTCTTTTCAACTGAAATAGCACGAGGCTTACGAGGCTTACGGATTTTCTTAGTTGTATCAGCATAACGTTCCGCATCCTCAATAATCGTATTGAAAAAAAGTATACGCTCATTAAGTTGCTTCTTAGAAAGATGCTTATATCCTTCCTTTAGCTGTTCATCTTTGCCCTCGGACGCTTCAATCAATTCACCAAGAACTGGCGCATAATATTCAGCAATACGAGGAGCATAAATTGCAGAAACTTGATTAGCTTTTAACCAATCATAAAGAGAAAACTCTTTATTCTTATCAATTTGTTCTTCTACAGAACCAATGATGTCATTAGTTTTATCCTTGATACGTTCTTGTACATTAACAGTAGTAGAAGGAGCATCTTCCTTCTTTACATCAAACATATCTTCAGTTTTAATATTCTTCAACCGAACAACAGCACGCTTAAGCATTTCGATGTCGATAGATGCGCCACGAGAACGCATACGTAGTACCCAAGCACTAGTAAGAGGGAACAACTTATCAGGAATTTTCTTGACAATTTTTACCAACTCAGGCTTATCGTTATCATTAAAAAATTGAATACAATACTCTCGCGCATCGTTCACATCGCACATCGCATTATACCAATTAAATGCGCGAGAAATGCTTGTATTTGAATTTTTAGGAAATACTGGTTCATCGCCAAGATACTTTTGATTGACAATATATGTTTCGCTTCTAGCTATGCGAACCTTTTTCTTTGTCTTAGTAATAATTTGACGACGAGCCATAATTTACTTATTTCTCCAAGTTGATTTGTATAACAGTATTGCTTTTTCTTCGACGTAGTCTGCTATCTTTTTTAGATCTTCTTCGTTTTCTATCTTGTCTATTTCGTTAAAGATTCTAATTAATGCTCCGTCATTACCACCAGAAGCTTCTCGCCAAGAAAACTTAAAACCAAATTTCTTAAAGTTTTCTTCTTGAATTAATCTTTCTAAAAGAGATT